TAGTTATAGAGTATTGCATCTTTTCTACTCAGTCCCTGTTCCGGCGCTAACCAATTGTCTATTATTTGTGCGTTCGCATTTGCCGTACTAACTATATCTTGAACGTCACTAACATCAACCTTGGGTTGATGTGTCACATATGTTTGCCCTAAAACCACTACGTCTTTGCTGTTTACACTATTTGTGTCTTTGATTGGAGTACCTTGTTTGTCGCCAAACGCATCATGATATGTGTGTGCCACAATACCAACACTACTATTGGCAATGCGCTGTCCTAGTTTACTCTTAGGATCCACTGTGTATGTTACCTTGTTTGGAGTAAACTGTATTCCATTGTTGGTAGTTGTATAAGGTTTGCGAGGTGTATACAATAAATCTCCATACACATATCCACGCATATCAGCAGGAGTATTTCTTTCCAACGTATCAAATACACCTGCCATGTCACTAGCAAAATCTTTACGCCAATCTTCACCTTGTCCGGTGTTCATAATAAAATCTGCTAGCGCACCACTGCTGGTTGATTTATTCTTTCCCCAACCATTCTTACCTGTCATTACAAAAGTTCCATCTGGCTCGCGACCCCAAAACAATGTTGGATTACCGTCCCACTTGATGCTTACATCTTTAGAATCCTGTCCTAATCTTGTCAGTATTTCAGCCGCTTTGAGTGCACCTTTGCTACCTTCAAATGTAACAAGGTCTTCTAGGTGATTGTATTCTCTACCTTTTTGTGTGGCTTCTGATAGAAACTGACGGGCTCTCATTAATCCAACTCTTTCCAGTTAGGATCACTACGAAGGTCTGCTAGCATTGCATCTCCTGCTTCTTTGCCCAATGCTGACATAATACTTTCAACACTGCCTAAATCTTTTCCTGAGGCATTTGAACCTAGTAATGCTTTTGCAACTTCGTCTATGTCTTGAGTAATAAAATCTGCTTTTTTGCCGTCAGCATCTCTATTGAACAATCCTTGATAAGGACTGAACAACATGTTCTTATTCTTTGCTAACCAAGCTAGTGCTATCATTTTATTCACACCTTTGAACTTGCTTCCTTGCGGTATATTATGTGTGTGAAACTTGCTAGCACGTTCGGCATTTGGGACGACCATAATATCAACTTGATGAGCATGGTCGTCCATTGGAACTCTTACATGTACACTTACTCCACTCTGACCTGTCTCAAGTCCTGCCAAATCAAATAATTGTCTTAGTTTCTTACGGATAACTTTTGGATCAGTTTGATCAAAATGCTGTGCTAATTGATCCTGATCAACTACCATGTCCAAGTCCCCGCTGATTTTACCTGGAGTAGGTGTAGCACCACTGCCAATTGGTATTGCCTTAGCACTGGCTTTTTGCAAAACTCCGTTAATAGTTTTCATAATTCCTGGAATCATTTTATGGTCAAAATTTATTGTGTCAGGAAATACGTTTCCGCCTTCCTTGAACAAACTACGACCTCTTATTCTTTTGATACGGCTACCACGGCGTAATTTACGTCTATGTGTTCCGCCTAATATGTCTGCTATCTTCAACTTTACTAATTCCTCTTTGAAACTTACGCGGGTCTTTAGTTCTAATGCTATTGATCAAACGCTTGTTTAAGTCAGCAGCGGTTTCAACATCAAAACTCTCATTGATTAAGTTGATGAGATTAATCGCTGTTACTATAACTTGTTGTGCATTGGATTCAACAATATGCTTCTTGTCACGTTTGGGTGACATAGCATTTATTTCTTCCAAAATTGATCTCGTTTTCCGCTTCATCTTAGTAGTATTTAGTAAATATTGTTGCTGGAGCATTGGTGACTAGCACTTATGGCATTTGCAGGTTTTCTGATTCTCGACTGAGGACCACCATTAACAATAAGAGCAAAATCATCAATGGTAATGCAAACACAACACACAGGCTCAATATAGGCTCATATTAATGACTCAATTTTAAAATAACGTGTTTGTAGTTCAGAATCATATATAGATAGAGATAAGGTACACTGCACCTTTGCTTCAGCATAAATCATATTCAAAGTTTTGACATGTATCGCTCTTGCCAATAAATTTAGCACCATTTCTAGTATGAAACCTCCTAGCCATTTCAGTAAGTGGACTTAGTGTTACAAAACGTTTTACCCACGGACGTTGTTTTTTTATAAGTTTAGCTACTCCGTTTACAATGTCTCTACCTGCTCCGTGTCTATAACTCCATACAGTATAAAATATTGCACAATTTTTTCCTGCAAATTCCATATCTGATTCATTAGTAGGAACTTCTTCAGTGTATGCCACACAAATAACTGCGGCAATCTCTTGTTCACGAAGTAAAACATAGACTTCTCTTCCTTGCTTTGTGCGCCATTCTTTGCTGATATGTGGTCTAACTGGGTCATTGTTTATATGTATTAATTCTTCATTAGTTGCTAATCTTATCACTATTCGCTTTTCCTCAACAAACTTTTTAATCTATCAGTAGCGTCAACTTGTGGATCAGCATCCACATTGTTTTCAGCAATGTTTTCACCTGCTGGTGCTACACTACTTTTAGTTTTAAGTTTTTGATAAATGCTAGTTACACCACCATCATCTTCTTGTTCATCTTCGTCTAAATCTTCAATCTTTAAACTGTCCATATTAAACTTGAGGTCTAGTTTACTTCCTACACCACTACTACTACGTGTTTTCATAAACTGTATTTGTACTCTACCTCTTTCTCGCATAGCTCTACTGCTAAAAATACCAATTAAGTTATCTGCTGTATTGATCTTACTGATGCCTCCTGCAATATGGCTATGATCAAATTCTATTTCGTCAACTGCACTTCTATTTAACTGCGAAGCAGTAACAAACAATATACCCAACTCAGTTGCTAAGTTACGCAACTCTTCACTAACAAATTTATCTTTGATAAACTGATCACTTGGATTTACTTTTACTGTTACTGGCATCATCAAATCCAAATAATCTACCAATAGTGCATCAACATGTATGTTGTGTTGTATTTGATATTCACGTAAGTATGCTTTGACGTCATTCACTGTACTACCATTTTTCATTTGTACGACTTGTAAACGACCTGCTTTCTTACTTGCCATCTTTACACGCAACTCAACATCACTGCTATTCTTCATAACATCTCTGGTGCCCATGCCCGTTAGCATAGCATCCAATCTCATACAACACAGTTCTTCACTAAGTTCCAAACTGATGTACACAACATTCTTGCCCATGAGTGCCCAGTTCAGTGCCATGTTTTGCATGAACAAACTTTTACCACTACCACTACCACCTGCAAAGATGTTTAGTTCTCCAGGATTAAATCCACCATACAACACCTTGTCAAATGTTAGCCAGCCAGTTGTGTTTTGTCCTCTGTTGTCTTTGATGCTTTGTATACGTCCTGCAGGATCATCCCAATAGTTTGTACCAAAGTCTTTAGCAAGTCCGATCTCAGTTGCTTGCTTGATTATGCCTTCTACTGTGCCATACTCTTTGCGTTCAAGTTTGTCAGCACTTGCTAGAATTGCCGCTTCCAATGCTTTGTGCCTACAGAACTGTTCAAAGTTATCCATAAACCATTTTTTATGTTCTTCACTTAATCTGTCGCTGACATCTTGTACTTCAACACCATTGACCGCCTGCACTTGTTCCAACATGGGAACATCTTGATATTCATCCGCATGCTTTTGTATAAAGTCTACAGTATCTCTGAACTGTCTATCAAAGTAACTGCTTTTAAGTATAGCATTACAACGCACAAACAAGTCCTTGTCTGCCAACAAGAACTCCAAGTACAGTTTTTGCAAATCTGCACTGTAATCTTCGCTCATACTTGTCCCATCAATTTCATAGTTATATAATCCTCTTTACTATAACACTGTATGAATATACTGTCAAGTTTACCATTTATATATGCCTCAGTTTCTTTTTGGTAAAATTCAGTAAACCATACCCACTTATTTTTCGCAACTCTGGTTGGTAACCATGCATATCTTTGATTCCAACGATGATTGGTTTCTCGACTTGTATAAAATGCCATCTTACTTGCACCTGCTTTTGGCCATAATTTTGATTTTGGTGCTCGACGTTTCAACACTTTCTAATACACTCCTTACCGCAAACAATCTACCGTAACGCATTACAGCATCAGTTGCATCTTTAATATCTTCCTCCCATTCAGGAAATGCTACACTCCAGCCACGTTTGATTGCAATGTTAACTGTATCTCTGCCGGCTTGATCAAAGTCTGGCAATAGTATAATTTGTTTATTCAAGTCTTCAATAATACTGCACTGTGTAGCACTAGGTGTATTGCCTGCCATTGCAACACCTCCCATTTGTATAGCATCCAATTGTCCTTCTGTAACAATAACTATATCGTGATCTCTTTGTGCATCCAAGTTAAACACAAAATGATTGGGCTGTTGTAGATAATATTTAGGCATGCTTTCTGGTCTGTGTTCTGGAACCCAACGTGCAGTGTAGCCTACTGTTTGTCCTCTGTACACAAATGGCAATATCACTCTATTAGCAAAGTGCATGTGTGGGCTCCAATGCCAATTGTTGTGAAAATCCAATCCACGTTTCATTAGATATGTACAAGCCAATGCTAGTTTATCTAATTCTTTTTTGTCCAATTCATCTATTGGATACGCACCAATTGGATGACTGCGTGGAGGCAGTTCCATTGGTTTCCAATTGATTTGTGTTTTCTTTGTTTCTTCTTTGGGCAAATAGTGCCTACTGATATCTTTAGCATCTTGTTCTTTGAGTAACTCTAAATTAACACGTTGTATGTCAGCTTCGTCTACACCAAACGTTTTAAGCAGTTGTGTTAGTCTACCACCAATACGTTTACCATCACTCCAACCTGTTTTAAATCCACAGTTAAAACAATTGTATTGAAACTTTTCATCTTGAAACATAATGCCGCCACGACCTCTAGTATCAGGTCTGTGCCCACGCTGATTGCACATTGGACAGTTGCCACTGATCCACCCACTAGGAGTTTGCTTCCAGCCATGAGGCATGTTCTGCCGAATAAAATCTAATACTATCATATAATGATATTACGCTCTATATAGAACTTTGTCAAGTGTTCCTGTGTTAGTTGCGTCGGGTGTATGTACTAATCTTACAAATTGATACATTCCTGTGAAAGTATAATGTTTCACTGCGGTTTCTGATGTTACTGTATAACTTTGACCAGGAACATCAAAGTAATCTCCGTCAAGGGGCTGTAAACTTAGACTTGCTTGAAACTTGTAAACACCGGTATAGTCAGTGGTGTATACTTGTGCTGTTTGTAATCCAGTTCTGTTTGCTTGTAGTGCAGGTCCTTCCATTCTTCCACCAATTCTATCATCTCCGTTTGCTAGGAATGTTGTGACTTGCTCGCTTTCTCTGAATGCAACTTCGCCTTCTCTGACTTCTAACACATAGGTTAAACGCATGTTTTGATCACTAGTGCCAGCATAGCTTCCAGCTTCACCAGGAACTTTATATGTGATAACAATATCATATAATTTTTCATCCAATAGTAGGGTTTCTTCGTGATCCAAATGAAGTGTTAACTTTCCTTGGTCATAATCAAGTGGTTGCAGATCTTTTGTAATGATAGATGCCTTGCTTTTTCTATCAATGATTTTACATTCATAAGTTTTGTTGTGTAAACTCTGTGGATTTCTGTCTGTGTCTTTAGCAAAGAAATCTAAGTCAATGTTCAAACCTCTGTAACACACAAGATTTTTATGATTATCTGGACCATAATATGTGGTTCCTCTTCTCTGAGGAATCAGTAACTCACTTCTTTGATTATATTGATATATTGTTCCTTGTTGCATTTTTAAAATCTCCACTTGTATTTATAGGATAAGTAAAAGTGATGAGCACTGTAAGTAAAAAATATCAAGAGCTTTTAGACGAATTTCCATTTTTAACATTGGTAAAATATGGGGGAAATGAATACGTTGGAATTGTTCAAAATGTTGACAATAATCTAGCTAGTATGTACAACTATGATGATATCAAAAACATTGAACAAAAAAGAGACTTTTTGGAATTAGGTGAAGAATGGTGGTGGGGAACAAATCGAATGATTCCTATTAATATTATCTTCCGCAATGAATTTGAAAATTACAAACCATGTCTAATTACTATGAGTATCAAAGACTTCGAAGTATTACATGGTCCAGTTATCAGCCTCAACAACATATGTCAAAAGCGAATCAAACGTAGAAATATTCAACTAGTTAGAAAAATGTCTAACTAGTTCGTAATGCATCATTGACTTGGGGGTCTATTACCTTGAGTTTCTTTTTGGTGTCGTGTGTAGTTGCATGCACCAACAAAGCTCTGCGGATTTCTTTGCTTTGATTTGGCATAGTACTGTGCAATAATCGTGGATGCCAACATACAAAACTTCCTGCTTCAGCTTTGTATTGTTTATAGTTGTCTGCAAAAAATACTTCCCAACTTATTTCTTCTCTAACCTGATCAGGATCATAAATGTATTTGTGTGATCCTGGAACATATCCGGTAGCACCATTTTGTTCATTAAAATCACACATCATTACCATAAACTGTAAACCTAATAGATCATCGGCATATCTAAACTCTTTGAATCTATATGGAGTATCTATGTGTGGTCTATAGAAGTTCATGCCTGGTTGTAACACAATAAAATCTGTAACATGAAATGCCCAATTTCCTTTCCCCAATGCAGAATCACACAATGGCCTAAACGCATCATAAACTTTACTAATTAAAGGATGTTTTGCTTTAACCGTCCAATAGTATGCCCAATCTACATCGTCAATTGGATTTTCCATGTTTTTAACTTTGTTCCAACCATACCATTTTTGGTTCATATCATGCCCACGTTCAGGCTTTAGCTTCATGGCATATTGGTTAAGTTCGGCAATATCTTCTTTGCTAAAAATATTTTCGTGTACTGTGAATCCTATATTATGTATATCTCTTTGAAATTTTTTGCTGTCTATTTCATTCATTGTTATCCTAACTGCTCACACAACAAATTCATGTGAACTACTACAACCATCGCATAACTCACTGCATGCGCTTTTTTAAAGTAATATGCTTTATTATCGTTTAGTGGTTTTTTCCACACTTCTTTCATTATCGTTGGCCACCCTTTGTCCTGCAGATGTCGTTTCGCTGGACGTATTATTGCCAGAGTTGCGGCTAAATGCTCTACCGAGGTAGGCTTCAATTGTTTTAAGAGTTTGTCGTGCCCGCTTAGATGAAACACTTTGTCTACGAAGTCTTTGTGCTCCAGAAGTTCCCATATTGGCTCCCTTTCCATTAATTGTTTTAGATGATCGTCATCTTTTACGTCTTTGTAAATACTTAGATTTAACAAGTCTAGTTTGAAAAATCCCATACTATCAGCATCTGTATGTTCTACAGTGCATA